TCTGGTATTTCTGGGTATAGCGGAATTAATGGTGCATCAGGTTATTCTGGAATAAGTGGTTACTCTGGCATCAGCGGATTCTCTGGATATTCTGGCATTAGCGGATATTCGGGGGTTAGCGGATTTTCGGGGTATTCTGGAATTAGCGGGTACAGCGGATTTTCAGGCGATAGCGGTATTTCTGGATTTAGCGGTTTTTCTGGAATAAGCGGATATTCTGGATCTGGTATTTCAGGTTACTCTGGTTCTGGTATTAGTGGTTTTTCTGGTTTTTCAGGATATTCTGGAATTTCTGGCTACTCAAGTTATTCAGGGATTAGTGGATATAGCGGTTCAGGAATTTCTGGTTTTTCTGGATACAGCGGTTCTGGAATAAGTGGATTTAGCGGTTACTCTGGTTCTGGAATATCAGGCTTTTCAGGTTACTCTGGCTCTGGAATATCAGGCTTTTCAGGATTCTCTGGATATTCTGGTGCGGCTGGAAGTGGTGGCGGTGGCATAGCTTGGCAATCAGTTCAAACAGCTAACTTTACAGCTACTACTGGCAATGCTTATCCAGTTGATACAACTTCAGCATCAATTACTGTAACCCTACCAGCCTCTCCTTCTGCTGGTAATGTAATAACTGTCCTTGATTACGCTGGAACTTCTGCGACAAATAATATTATTGTTAATCCAAATGGCAATAAGCTACAAGGTACAACTTTTAATGCACTTATTAGCGTTAATCGCCAAGCCTATAACTTTGTCTATGTAGATGCTACACAAGGCTGGTTATCTTATGCACAGGAATATGCTTCAGCAACTCAGGCAACTTTATCTGTTGAAGCCCTTGTTGTCGCTGGTGGTGGTGCTGGTGGAAATGACGGGGGTAATAGTTCTTATCTAGGTGGTGGTGGCGGTGCTGGTGGATTAATTTATAGTGCCACTCAAGCCATTACTATAGGCACAGTCTATACAGTTACTGTAGGTGCTGGCGGTGCTAATGGTGCTACTCCTACTAATGGTTCTAATTCTATTTTTAGTTCTTTAACTGCCATTGGTGGTGGCAAAGGCGCACAATTCTCATCGACTACAGGTAGTTCAGGTGGTTCAGGTGGCGGTGCTGCGGCTAGTACATTGGCATTTAGTGGCGGTGCTGGAACTGCTGGTCAAGGATATGCTGGTGGTAATTCTGTAGGTTTATCTGGTGGATATGCTGGTGGTGGTGGTGGCGGTGCTGGTTTTGTTGGTAACAACGCCACACCAAATAACGGTGGTAATGGTGGCGATGGGCTTTCTTATTCTATTACTGGATCTGCAACATATTTTGCTGGTGGTGGTGGCGGTGGTTGTTACAGTGATGGTGCTGGTGCTGGAACAGGCGGTTTAGGTGGTGGTGGCGCTGGTGCTTTATATAGTAATCAAACTGCCAATGCTACAAATGGTTCTGCTAATACTGGCGGTGGCGGTGGTGGCGCTTATCGTGGCTCTGCTGGTAGCGGTGGTTCAGGAGTAGTAGTTATCGCCTTCCCAACTTCTGCTGGTCTATATGTTTATCCTATTACTGGCTCGCTAACATACACCTCAAGCACAAGCAGTCGGTCTGGATACACTGTTTACACCTTTACCGGTGGTACAGGCACAATTACCTTTACAACAACTTCTCCTACTCCAACTGACCCATACTGGACAGATGTTTCACTACTAACAAACTCAGCTAACTTATTAACATTTGCTGATGCTAGTACGAACAACTTTGAGATTACTAATAATGGTGGTGTAGCACCTAGTCTTAATTCACCGTTTAGTGGTGTAGGTGGCTCACAGTATTTTAATGGTAGTAGTTATTTGACTGTAACAGGAAGCAATGTTGTTCCAACTGGCTCTGGTAACTATACAGTAGAAGGTTGGATTAACTTATCTAGTGTGTCTAGCGCACAAGTTCTTTTAGCTGGAACAGGCTCAAATGCTTTCTTTTTACGCATTGGCACAAGTTATGGTAGTGCCGCAAATGGTTTAAATATTGGTAGAAATTTAGTAGCCGATTGTGAATACTGCTCTTATACTTTTGCAACTAACACTTGGTATCATGTCGCAGTAACAAGGGCGTCTGGTGTTGTTTATTTCTTTGTTAATGGAGTTCAACAAACAACTCTTGGTAGTGGAACAAGTGGGTATTCTTTTGCTTCTGTATCATCAAATACTGTTGGTAATACATATTCAGCAGAATGGTGTTATGGATATTTTTCTAATTTGCGTGTAACTAACACAGCAATCTACACAACCACTTTCACTCCTTCTACAACCCCATTAACAGCAGTAAGTGGCACATCGCTACTGATTAACGCAACTAATCAAAACACCTTTGACAACGCTACTTTCTACGACCAAAGCGCAAACTCATTTGCTATTAGTCAGAGTGGTAGCCCAGTCTATTCAGGACTAAGCCCATTTGGTAATGCGTATCCGGGAAGTGTTTATTGTGATGGTAGTGGTAGTTCTTTGACTGTTCCAAGCAATTCAGCATTACAAATGGGTGCTGGTAACTTTACTATTGAGTTTTGGGTAAACTTTAATTCTACTTCTACTTCTGGCAATCCTGTATTTTATTGCTATGGGTATCAAAGTACATCAACTAGGTCGTATTTAATATATTTAAATTCAACCAGTTTGCAATTCGCATTTTCTACTACTGGTTCAGATAATTATGATAATACTTTAGGTTCTTTTAGTTTTAGCAATAATACTTGGTATCATATAGCTGTAGTTAGAAATAGCACAACAGTAACTGGGTATGTAAATGGAACAGCTTTATCTTCTCCAATAACAATAGGCACTAACACAATAGCAAGCCCATCTGTTATTACTCATATTGGTACAGATAATTCGGGTGATAATGTAAATGGCTACATTAGTAATTTAAGGGTAGTAAAAGGTACTGCTGTCTATACTTCTGCCTTCACCCCAAGCACAACACCACTCACAGCAGTAAGCGGTACATCCCTACTACTAGGTTGTGACACAGGGGCTTTCTATGACCTTAGTAATATTGGTAATCCTATTAGCCAAAGTGGTAGCCCAGTAGTAACCACTCAGGTATCGCCATTTGCTTCGGTGACTGAAAGTTATTATTTTGATGGTAGTAGCTGTGCTTTCGCTACATTAGCAAGTGCTAAATACAATTATGGAACTGCGGATTTTACAATTGAGTTTTGGGTTTATCCGCTATCAGGACCAGTAAGCACATACAACCCAACATTTTATACAAATCATGCAGATGGAGGTTGGGATGATGGTGGTGCTGGTATCCGCGTATCGCACCAAAATGTAATTTTTTCTGGCTCATTCCAGCAATTAGATTTTGCTACTGCCATTCAAAATAATGTCTGGAGTCATTTTGCACTTGTAAGAAGCGGAAACACTGTTACAGCTTACATAAATGGAGTTAGTGCTGGATCTATTTCAAGAACAGAGGCAGTTGGAAGCAATACGGATAGACCAGCTTTAGCGACATCCGACAGCGCTGGTTCTGGTGGTCGTGAGTTTTTAACTGGCTACATCAACAATCTCCGCATTACCAAAGGTGTTGCTAGATACACCGCTACCTTTACTCCCCCAACAGCACCATTCCCAACATCAGCATAAGGAACAAATATGTTATACGCAAAAATTACTAATGGAAAAGTAGAGCAAATTGCTTCACTTAAAGGGTTATTCCCAAATGGCGATTTATCCAATATGACACCAGAGTGGCTATCTACTAATACTCTGTTGCCTGTTATTGACAATCTACCTTATGACCTTGCTACAGAAAAGCTAGTCGGTATTGAGCCTGTAATTCAAGGCGGTCAAGTCTTAGCAGTAGAAGTTCAGCCCTTAACAGCAGATGACCTAGCAAGCAAAGTGATTGCACAAGGCGAAAGAATCCGCATACGCAGAAACCAACTTCTAGCCGCTTGTGACTACACCCAACTGCCAGACAACAACTACACAAAGAAGGCAGAATGGGCTACTTATAGACAAGCATTAAGGGACTTGCCAGCACAAAAAGGCTTTCCTGATGTAGAATTTCCAAAAGACCCTAACTATGTAGAGCCAGTAACCCCACTAGGAAATATTAGTTCAGTTTAAATATGATACAAAATAATATAAGAGAATTAGAAAACAACTTTGAAAGAGCAGTATTCTTAAAAGGTGATCCAGTTTTGCCTAGAGAAGCCACAAGGTATATCTGGGCTAATGAACATCTGCTTGGTAAAAACATATTAGAGATAGGTTGTTCAAGCGGATATGGAATCCAGTTTTTGCCAAATGACATTCAATATGTTGGTGTTGATTACGATTTAAGAATCATTGAATGTGCCGCCAAGCAAGGCTGGCGAAACAATACCCTATATGTTCACGCAGATATAAACAAATTAGAACTTCAACAGCACGATACCATTATTGCTTTTGAAGTCATTGAGCATCTTGATAATGGCTTAGAGATTGTAAAGAAATTACAACAGCATTGTAAAAGATTGCTGATAACTGTTCCCCACAATGAACCTGTAGGATTTTGGGGTGAGCATCATAAACTTCATGGTCTTACAGAAAAGGACTTTCCTGATTTTGAATTTGAATATGTTAATCAACATGGACAAATTAGCAAACAAATGCAACCTATTACAGAAAAAAATATATGCAATCTAATGCTATGCAAATACTCTGCTCAATAGCCACTAGAGGTCGTTACACAACGACTTTGCCTATGGTCTTAATGGCTATAGCCAATCAAACTAAAAGCCCTGATAAGTTGGTTATATTCGATGATAACGACAATCCAGAGGATATGAGGAAAAACCCTATATATCAGCATATATTTCAAATTCTTAATATAAAAAAAGTAGAATGGGAATGGATTTATGCACCCAAAAAAGGTCAGCATCATATTCATCAAATGGCTAACGAAATGGGTTATAAATGGGTATGGAGAGTAGATGATGATGCTATTCCAGAACCAGATGTATTAAAAAATTTATTTAGTTACGCAACAGCAATAGATAATATTGGAGCAGTAGGTGGTTCTATTCTTACTCCACCGCTTCAATTTGAGGGATATTTTCCTACTGGCAAAATAGAAAATATTGATACTGAACCAAATATTCAATGGTCAAATATTTCTAAAATTAAAGAAGTAGATCATCTTCATTGTTCATTTCTTTATCGTGCTGGAGTTCAAGATTACAACTTAGGGCT